CTTTTACCAGTTCCTGGTGGCCCTGTAATAATACATATTTTATCTATAATTGCGTGTTTAATAGCCGATACTTGCTCTTCATTCAATTTAAACGGTTTATCCTGTGTTGATTTACTCTGTTCGAATGTTTGAATAAATATATCAAACTCATATTCATTTATATCCTCTGTTTCATCATAATACATACTTAATAAATCATCTCCAATTGATTTTTCAATCTCGACAAAATCCTTAATACCATATAGATGTTTTATCGATTTATGTTGAATCAATATTCCA